TCTAAAAATAATGATATATTAATATCAATAGATGATTATCCAAATTTATTGTGTTAAATTATGATAAAAAATAAATATATAATAATAATATATGCCAGCAGCTACATTACAATTAGTTTCATATGGGGCTCAAGATATGTATTTAACGGGTAATCCACAAATAACATATTTCAAAGTAGTATATAGAAGACATACTAATTTTTCAATGGAAGATATAGTAATTGATACGATAAACAAAAATACAATAGGTTATGATAATACTCATACATTATTATTACCTAAAATAGGTGATTTATTTCATAAATTAATTTTAATGTTTAAGGGAAATAAAGTATTTCAAGGTAATTTTTTAGCAAATCCTACAACGGCATTAATAAATGATATCAGAATGATGGTAGATGGACATCAAATAGATAAACTATTTGGTCATTGGATCGAAACATGGTATGAACTTACAAAACCAAATCATAATGGAACATGTACTAATTTAACTTATATGAATGATCATTCATTAACACACTTATCTAGTTCTATGGATTTGGCACTGTGTCATTATGATAGACATTCAATCGGTAATACTCTTGTATCTTTAAAAGATGCTGGTATTAATGGATCAATTAGTGTTGCTTTATCTCCGGATAATGCCTCAAATATAGCAGTATTCTTAAATGAAGATGATCATCATCATACATATTATAATTCTAGATTAAATAAATTAACAAACATTATGGGATTGGGATTATCTTATCCCCCAACACAATTTCAAAAAATGTCAAAATGTGGTGGTGTATTTTGTTCACCAACATTTTTAATTGACAATTATGATAAAGATAATGCAAATGGATCACTTACAGATTATGCTATTACAGATTTATCATATATCGGTGGTGAAGCCAATGATTTTTCCGAAGGCTTAAAAGGGATGATATCCGCAAGTTCTACAAGAATGGGGGATGATGAAAATGGTATAGTTAGATCCACCACGAGAAAAAATACTAGTAATCTAGGAAGTATTTTAGGAAATTGCACTCTTGATATCCCTTTTTATTTCTCTAAAGATCCCGGATTATCTATACCGATTGTAGCTTTACAAAACTCAAATATACAATTTAGTATAACTTTTGTTAACAATAGTGAAAAAAATTATTTTAATAATGATATAAAATTAGGTTCCGGTACTGACGCAAGACTTTTTTATTCACATAATGGAACATCATCAAACATGAATAATTGCTATAATGCTCATGTAGAATTAGAATCATTATTTAAAAATGACAATTTTAATTTTGATATAGATATTATTGGATTATTTATATATTTAGATACTGACGAAAAAAGAAGATTTGCTCAAGTTTCACACGAATATTTAATCGAACAAGTACAATGTTTACCACACAGAGGAAATAGTGTGAATCATCCAGATAAAATAAATATTTCATCATTTACACACCCTGTAAAAGAAATAATATGGATTGGATCACCATTTAAAATGGGAGATGTAAGTGGTAGTTTAACTAATACTGGTGCTGATATTACTCAAATAAATAATGGAAAGAAAGCACATAATTCAGGTGTAAGGTTTTGTTATGGTAATGATGTAAATATACCAGGTGGTTCAATCAAAAATAAATATTCTGTCCCATTTGGTAATGCTAGTGATTCTGGTGTCGATCCAAAAAGAGCAGATGATAATACAAGTTTCAGTAACAATGGAATATTTAAATCAGGATTATTAGGTCCATCAACACCTTCATGTTTAGATGAATGTAACTGGAGTATTGAGTTTAATTCACAAAATCGAATAGGTCCACATAATTTACAATATTATACACGAACACAAGTTGAACGTTATCATAGTGGACATGGGTCAGTATCTTGTCCTGATTCTATAGCTGTATATTCATTTGCTTTAAGTCCCGAAAAACACCAACCTTCCGGAACCTGTAATTTTTCTAAGATTGATGTGGCACATTTAGTACGTGATACAGTTTATTCTCCCAGTTATTCACAAAGTATTAATGTATATGCTATTAATTATAATATATTAAGATTTATGGGTGGTTTATGTTCTTTAGCGTATAATTTGTAAGTATTTTTTTTATACTAATTGTATATGAGTAACAGTTATAGATATAATATAAATAATAATATTGATATAAATGATTTATATTTAATAGGTAATCCACAAATAACATACTTTAAATCTGTATATAGAAAACATGTGAATTTTGAAAAAGTCATATTTACTGATGATAGTATAACATCTGTTAGACGACCAATGCCTACTCATCCTGCTTGTGATTTTTTATCAAATGTATCTGTATTATTAAAATATCATATTAATAATAATGGAGATGAAACTGTATCAAATGTTCCTACACAAATAATAAATTTTATAGAATATTCAATAGGTATAAAAAAAATTGAAAAATTAACAGGTGAATATATTGAATATTATAATCAATTAAGATTACCTTTAACACTAAATTCTGAATATAGTAGTGGAGATGTTGTAATAGGTAATAGTTTTAATATAATGTCACATACTGGAGGAGTTTTTACTAATTCTGCTATAGATTTTGATTTTGAGTGTATCTTACCGATACCATTTTCGTTTTCTACTAATATAGGAAATTCATTACCATTATTATTAATTGATAAAAAAAATTACCCAGAATTTGCACTAGATTTTAATCCAACCGTCGTTAATGTTATCAAACAGGAACATCTAAAAATTATATATGAAGGATATAGTATTATAGAACAATCTGAAAAAAATAGATTTAATAATGGAGGTCCATCTGAATATATTTATACAAAAGTATATGCGTATGGAGTAACAGATCATGATAATTTTATTAATATAGATTCATCTTATGGAAATATTAAATCATTTATATGGAAATCAACAATTGAATATACATATAATATTACAGTAAATGATATGAATATATTTACTAATAATGATGGATTAGAAGCAAAATATTTTACAAGATACTTTCCAATGAGAGCAGGATTACTTGGAACTGGGAGAAATTTGGATTCATCTGGTAGCTATATTATAGCTAATAATAATATTCATTATTACACATTTGGATTAAAAGATAATAAAATAGATGGTGAATATACACCTAATGGGACTGTAGATGCTGATAAAAATGATATAAAAATAATTTCAGATTTTTTTTCAGTTGTATCAGACTCTGAAAAAGTATCAGACCCTAAAAAAGTATATATTATTACAAATAATATAATTAGTTTTAATAAGGACTTAGCTCCTCAATATATATACAATCAATGCCATTTTAGTTAACTATATTTACGATTAAAATATAATATTATAATATATATTAAATATATGAGTAATCAAATAAGAAGCTCTGATATAAATACTTATTTAACAGGTAATCCACAAATTACATTTTTTAAAACTGTGTATAGAAAACATACTCCTTTTTTAAAATTTATTGAAGAAGTAAAAAATGAAACGCATAAATTAGATAAAGGTAACACTATTCCTAGGTATCATCATACATTAATTAGAAGTAAATTCGATTTAATATCAGATATATTTTTGAAACATAAATTAACATTTAAAGGTAACAATACAATCTACGCCAATATAGGTAATAATTTAATAGATAATATTAGATTAAATATTGGATCAACTGAATTATATAAAACAACTGGTTTTATAATGGAAATGATTAGCGAATTAGAATATCCATTTATCCCGAGTATGTGCAATGGTTATATATGTCCTCCTTATTTAGATACAAATACAAGCGGATCTTTAACTGTTAATACTGGTAATAATTATAATATTTCTTGTTTCGCAGGTGGTGTAAGCGGATCTACTACTACTTCTGAAATAGAAACAGAAACATTTTTTACTCGTCCTAATTTTGATTTTTGTAAATCATATGATAAAAGTTTTCCATTGTGTGCTTTAATCCATTCTGATGTAAAATTTCATGTTGACTATAATCCATCGAATGTGTCAGGTTCTTTTTCTAATGCTTCATTATCTAGAACAATAGTTATAGAGGGTATCGCACTAAGTAATGATGAAAAAAGAAGAGTTATTAGTAATACAGGATTATACATGTATTATGATATAAAACTTCAAAGTGCTCTAGATTTTCCGACACTAACACCTATTAGAACTATATATATTGTAAAAACTCCTGATAAAAGTGCTGGTTCAGCATCATTATCATTCTCTACACCTCGAACGATTCCTGATAGTGATTTTAATACATTTTCAATTACAACAGATGCGTTAAGTCATAGAACATCTGGTGATAATAAGAATATATTAACAAAATATAATATACATAGATATTATGGAGATAATACCTTCGGAGGACGTGATTTAATTGTACCGGATAAAAGCAATAGGCGTAATAGAGGATTCCTTAGTTCTATTGCTGTTTTTTCAGCTGGATTAGAAAATAGTGATAGTCCTAACGGGCATTTTTCATCCGGAAGCAGAATAACAATAAGTACTGGGGACTCTACTAGTAATACACAAATATGTAGTGAAAATATTAATTTTTATCAAATAATATCTGGTCATTTAGGTAAATTAATTCATTAATCTATGAATAAATATTATATTGTATTAGATATTTGATTATATAGATTATATAAATTTTTTATTGTCGATCCGGGCCCACTGCCTGGGAGTTTACGATGCATTCTATCTGTATATAATATATTTCCTACATTTTCAGATAATGTTTCTAATTGTTCTAATTGTTGATAATGAAACTTATCATTTTTATCTTTATCTATATATTCATTTACATTAAGACTATTAATATCTAGATAATCTAATAATTTTGTGCTATTAATTTCATTTAATGCATCATATTTATCTCCGAATTTAGAGATATCTTTATAGATTTTTCCAAATTTACCATCTTCACCACCAAATTCATATTCAGGATTCATATTATCAAATACTTCTTTATTATATTGTAACGGATATGATAAAAATATTTCATCATATACATTTCGTGGATATATTTTATATATTGTTTTATATATTTTCTTCTCTGTCCGAATATTAAATATTCCTAATATAAATATAATTAATCCTATAATTATTAATATTATTTTGATATTTAACATATATAATAATATATATTTATTTTACTTATTATATCCAATATAAATAAATATTGTTCCAATTAATAATA